GTGATTCGCAAATCTTAAAGTATTCTTCTTCTTTCTCAATACCGATAAAATCAAACCCCTCGTCTTTTGCAGCCATGCCAGTAGAACCACTTCCCATAAATGGGTCAAGTACAGTACCACCTTTTGGTGTAACTAATCTACAAAGGTACTTCATTAACTCAACTGGTTTTACAGTTGGGTGAGTATTTGCATCCCCATTGTGTCTTTCGGACTTAGAAGTTTTTGGACAATAGAAGAATCTTGCAGCTGAACCCTCATCACCATTAAAGGTATTCTTTACTCTATCTGATCTAGAACCACCTGACCAACCTGTGCTGGGTTTTATATTCATATCAGGTGTTAGTTTTCCACTCTTGGTATTTGGAAATTGATTTACGATCACATCACTCCCATCATGCATAACATTGGCAGGAAAACGACCTTGTGGTTGTCCACACTCTTGTTCACCACCATTCCATCCATCATCATTAATTATACTTTCATGGTGCCATCCACCCTTTGTTGATAGAATGGGAGGCCCAACCCGACTGTCATCAATGTTGATACCGCCAGTTCTATGTTTCAATACATTATTTACAATAGAACTTTCTGATAAATGCTTACGTCCTACTGCAATAGGTTCGTGTGCTGGTTTGAGTGCAGTTCCCCAACCTTCCCATTCTGTATCATTACCCAGTTTTTTATCTACACCTTTACCTATATTATGTGACTTAGGAAAACCACTTCCATATAACCACATCATCTGATCACGAATTTCAAACCCAGCATCTTCGATTGCCACTGCCATTCTATGATAATTACGAGAAGCAGAAAATGCAAGAAGATGACCGCCTGGCTTTAATAGTTTCAATGCAAGTTCCCAAGTTTCTGGTCTAAATGCAATATCTCCACCATCCCATTCTTTACCCATAAAACCTTTTGATGCTCTTGCAAATGCACCATCAGTTCCTTCTTGAGCTGGTGCAGAACCCTCTTTACCAAATCGTTTTACAATAGACTGTAGATGATATGGTGGATCAGTAACAACTGAATCCACTTGTACACCATCATCAATTAGTTTCTGCATTTCTTCAATGCAATCTCCGTTAAGTAGCAACATGACTAAAATTTTTCACCTTCTCAAATTTAATTGTACTTCTGAACTTATCAGCAAGTGCATCTTGTTTATGACTTATTACAAAAACATTTTCACCACTCAAAGTATTCAGAATCTTCAGAAACTCATCTGTTCCTGTACCATCAAGTGAGCTATCAAATATCTCATCAAGTATTAATAGATTAGTATTTGTAGAGTTTTTCATCTTTGCGACAGCTCTCCAAGTAAAGAGTAGTGCAAGGTCTATTCTCATTTTTTCTCCTTCACTAAACGATGCATAAGAAAACTCATCACGATATCGTGACTTAATTGTTTCCTCAAAGTTTTCATCTAATGTAAAGTTAACGTAAAACTCCATAGAAGTAAGATACTTGTTTATCAACTTATTCATTATTGGTAGATACTGTTTAATGATCTTAGTCTTAATACCTGTATCCTGTAACATATTTCTTGCAGCTTCAGCATATAACTTATCTTCTCTTAGTTTTGATTTTTGTCTACTGCAAAGTTCTGCTTCATTTTTAAGTTCTTTTAGTTTATCAACATCAGATGAAGCACTACCATCAAGTTTAAATTGTGATATTTCAGTTTCTAGTTGTACGTTAAACTTTTTTAATTCTAACACTGAAGAATCTATCTTTGCAATAGATACTTGATTATTACGAATACTATCTGTAATTTCTTTTATTTCTTTTTTCCTCAAAGAAATTTTATCTAATTCAGATTTAAGTTCTTTCATTCCAGATTGTACTTTATCTGCTTCTGTTCTTTTCTGTGAAATCATATCAGTTTTAAAAGCTTCATCAATGTGTTGTTGACAAGTTGGGCAATCTTCATTGTTTTCAAAAAAACCAACCATTGATGTGTGGGTTTTATGTTTTTCAACAAGAGTAGATTGTATGTCTTTTAGTCTTGTACTTTTAGTTTCTACTGATATTTTATCATCAATAGAAGTAAGAGAATTTGCATTATCATTTTCTAATTGATTTCTTTCATCAGTTCTTCTAGAAATTTCTTTTTCATTAGTTTCTATAAGTCTTTGTTTTTGTTGGATAATTTTTTCTTTATTATCCTTTAAATCAGCTATGTGATTTTCTTGAAAACTAATCTTTTCAGATGCAAGTTCATATTGATAATCATTTTCACGAATGTCATCTAATATAATTTTTAATCTTTGTTTTAGAATTAGATTCATAGTAGAAAATATTTGAATATCTAAAATTTCTTCTACAACTTCTCTACGGTGTCTAGCCTTTAGCTGCATAAAAGGTACAAATGTTGAACTACCAAGAATAACTACCTGTGTAAATGAACGATAGTTTAATTTAAGAATTTGTTGTTCTAATATCTTTTGGTAATCACGAGCATTTGCTTCTTGGTTCATAAGAATATTATTTTGATATATTTCAAATTTATTTGGTTTTATAGATCGTACAACCTTATACTCTACAGTACCTATTTTAAATTCTACCTCAACAATTGTAGAAGAGTTATTGATTGAATTTACCATTTGCATTTTACTAATATTACGGAATGGTTTTCCAAATAGGCTGAAACACAAAGCATCAAGTATGGTTGACTTTCCTGCTCCATTCTCACCAATGATGAGTGTAGTAGGTTCTTTATCTAATTGAATTTCGGTAAACTGATTACCTGTGGAAAGAAAGTTTTTCCACCTCACACATTTAAAATTAATCATATTTCTAAGTCTTGGGCCTCTGTATAAAGTTGTCTTTGTAGGTTAATTAGTCTACCTTTATCTAAAGTTGTATCAAGTTCCTCAATGTATTTACTGAGAAGTGTCATTGTATCTTCTGTATTTTCAACAATATCATCAGAAACAGTGTTTGCATCCAAGTCAGAAAAATCCTCTATAATCTTAACTTCGTGACAATCTGTTTTTAACACTCTATCAATAAATTGATCAAATTGATATAAATCTTTTTTATTTACTACAATAACTTTTACATAATGATTTGCTAACTTACTTACATCAAATTTAGTATAATCATTTTGTGCATCGTCATAGTGAATTTTTTTATGAATGGTATAAGGATTTTCTATTCTTTCTAGTTCTCTAGTTTCTGTATCGAATACATGAAATCCCTTTCTGTCATTGCAGTCGTTCCAATAAAGTTCATATGGAGCTCCCAAATAAAATATTTGACCATCATCAGATTTAGTGTGGAAATGGCCAGAAAAAACAGTATCAAACTTTCTAAACATACTCTTATTAATTCCATGTTCATTTAACATACCTTTCATCATTTCAAATCCAGCAATCTCTAAATGCCCCATGCAAATACCTGCTGTTGTTTTATTAATCATACTCTCTGAGTGAATTGTGTTTTGACTATTAATCCACGGCAAAAATAAAATCTTAGTACCATCAAATTCAACTTCTTCAGCTTCTGGATATATTTTAATATTTTTATGGCGTTGACCTAAAAGTTCTTCTACACAATTTACATCATTAGTATTCTTATAAAATGTATCATGGTTTCCAATCATAATGTGTAAATCTACTTCTAAACTTTTAAATGGCAAAACAAATCTTTCACGAAAGTCTTTAGCAGTTTTATATGAAACAAACTTACGTCTATCCATCAAGTCTCCCAGATGAATACAAGTTTTTATATTATTTTGTTGTAAGTATGGAAAGAATACTCCTTCAAAAAATTGATAAAAGTATTCGTTAAAATTTGAGTTGTCGTTTCTAGCACCAAAATGTGTATCATTAATTATAGCAATCTTCAATCATCTAGCTCCATAAAATTCTCTAGGCCACCAATCTTATCTTTATTTTCTTTTTTCTTAGGTTTATAAACTGCCTCATCAGGCACCATTATATTTACATCAAACCCACTTACCTGATATGGCGTAGTGTCATATGGGTTTGTAACAAAAGGAATAAACTCTTGTTTTGATATTAACTGATGTTTTACATGAGCTTGTTTTTTTTCTTTTTGAATCCTACGAATAAATGCGTAGTAAATAATTTGTGTAAAATAAGCAAAAGGATTATTTGATTTTTCTGGATTAAAGTTATGAATGTATTGTAAACAATTTTCAATACCATCTGATATCATTTCTTGTTTGTATGTATAATTAATAAAGTTTGGTCTGTATGAAAGTCCATTTGCAATCTTTAAAAAACATTCACCAATATAATTTGTAATTCTAGGAAGTTCTTCGTCAGCCTCTTCAGCTTCTTTACATTGGTCTTTCCAATCTTTCATTGCTTGTAGAAACTTCTTATTATCTACATAGTGAACACTTACTTTTTTAGGTTTTTTTGCCATAACAATTCCTTTTACATATTTCTTCTATACTACACTATTTTGAGAGGAATGTCAAGTAAATAATTATTTAAAATCAATGCATTTTTTACTTGACAAGGTATAGGATAGTGTGTATAATAGATATTGTAATCTTTTCAAATTAATGATAAAGTTTATCATCTACATTCCAGTGAGTTAAATAATCTTCAGTTTCTTCTAGATATTCTTCATGTTCAATTGAATTTAATTCTTCTTCTGTAGGGCCTTTTCCTATTGCACCATTAATTTCTGAAGCTGCAATACTATTTAATACGTGCTCATAGTAACGACCCAATCCATGAGATGCTGGAGTCATAATAACTACAGAATTTTTTTCTATATTATAAAATGGTTGATCAGAATATACCTGTATCCATCTAGATAAACCTAAAGATTCAATTACACCATTTTCAGTTATTTTACTGTGAGTGCTCATCTTTAATGGTGAGGTTACTTTAAACCTATTAGATTCAAGTTCCTCAACGGTACATATGATATCTTCGCCATTTGATAATTTAATAACTTGATAACTCATTTTTGACTTCTCTTCTAAAAGTTCGGCTTTTTCACAACTCATAATTTAATCCTATCAATTTTATAATCAAACTGTTCTTCTTTATATATATTTATTCGTTCATAAAAGTGTCTTAATGTAAAATTTCTTCTAGTCTTATGTGTAAGATCATCAGATATATCAAATAGTTTTACAGAATCTTTATCTTTACTTTGCCTCAATCCTCTACCTATACTTTGCAATACTCTTATTCTACTTTTAGATGGACTAGCAAAAACAATATTGTGTATGTTACGAATATTTATTCCTGTAGAAAATGTACCATATGAAGCTATGATTATAGCATCTTTTTCATTTTCAGTTATAGAACGAATATCTTCTCTGGTTTGTGTATTAGTTCCACCATACACGAAAAATACTTTCCTGTCAAACTTTTTAATTTCATTATACAATAAAACTCCATGTTTGTCAACTAACTGAAATAAACATAAAGTGTTTCCATTTAATTTTTCACATAAATTTTTAATAAAAATGTTTCTCTTGGGGTGAGATACTATAAAATTAATTTCTTCAGCATATGCATAGTTTTTAACTCTTTTAGATTCTTCTTCTGTATGTTTTAAAACTACACAGTTAATATTAAGTTTAGCTAAAGTATCACTATCCATCAGCTCTTTTGTTGTAATAATCTTTTTGACTTTTCCAAATAAACCTTCTAATACTAAACGATGTGTTTGTGTACCATCAAGTGTACCTGTTAGTCCAAATCTATACTTTACATCTCTAGACTTTACCATAATATCTGTTAAAGATTTTGCTTTGAATAGATGAGCTTCATCACCGATTATACATCCGTATTGTGCAAAGTATGGTGAATGAAGTTTATATATTGATTGCCATGTTGATATTACAACTGGTTTTTTAGAACCCTTGTCCATACCAGCGTACACTCTATGAATGTATTCGTCTTTCCAACCGTAATCAATAAAGTCTGAATACATCTGTTCAACCAGTGATGTTGTAGGAACAAGAATTAAAGTTTTTAATCCCATCATATGGTAGTAACGAACTAGTGTATATATTATTAATGACTTACCAGAAGCGGTAGGAGATAATAGAAGTGAGCGGTTTGTGGATATTGCGTGGTGTATTGCATCCAATTGATAATCACGGATTTCAATCGGCTTTCCTTTGGACTTTGGTTGTAAGGATGTTGCGAAATCTCTAACGCTCTCACGAATAACATTCCTGACATTTTCTACTCCCTCTTCCATTATATATTCAATTGAGTTTTTTAAACAAAACTCCTTAATATATGGAAGTAACCCTACATATATTCTGCCATTATGTGGAGAAAACAAACGTATTTTACCATCCCATATCCTATTACGATATTGTGGCATAAATTTAGCCCCAGGCACTTCAAATGTAAAATAATCAGAGAGCTCTCTTTCTAAGCTATCATCTACTTCTACTGTAAGATAAACCTCATTTACCTTTGATATTTTCATTTAAGCTTAGGCCCAAGAACCCAGCCAACTAAAGATTTTCTTACGCCTTTTGTTACTGGCCGTACTCTATGCCAATAATCTGATTTAAAAAATATTGCAGTATTTAATGGTAGTTTACTGAATGTGTCATATCTATTTTTTACACTTGGACTATGTAATTCTAAATCAAATTCACCACCAGTGTAATTATCATTAAGAAATACAGAAAAACTTATCTTGCGAACTCTACCATCATTATATGGTTTATTATGTTGATCAACGTGCCAACCATATTCTTCACCTTTATTATATTCACCATACTGTAAAGGTTCTATAGCATCAAGTTCAAAATTCCAATCACTTATTTCATTTATATTTTTAGCCATTCTTAAAAATTGTAATAAAATTTTACCTTCATCAATAAATGTAACTTTAGAATTTCTAATAGTTTTAGATGTAGCACTTAAAACATTACCGTTAACTAAATCATAATTTACATTGCCTAATGTTCTTTTTATTAATGCATCTGACAATTTAAAAGCTTTATATGGTTCACCGTATCTCATTAGTAAGTTACTCCTGCTTCAAATTTCTTCCATTCTATTGCATTTTTAATATCCCAGCCACGGTTATCAACTGATTTAATAACTCCTTTGACATAATCAACAACTGTTTCTAAATAACCAATCTTATTTTCTGCATCTATCACATCTTGATCAGATGTAATGTATACACTCAAGTCTGTCTTTAAAACTTTAATATCAAATGGTTTACTTACATAAACTTTAGCGTCTGATTTTCCACCATAGTATTCCCATTTATCACGGTATATACGTTTGTAGTCACCCTTTGCTTTAAACAAAAGAAGTTCATATCTAGACTTAACATCTAAATATTTTGCTTTAATTTCTTGATTTTTTAAGGATTCTGTATCTAGGTGTTCATTATTTATTTTTAAGTCAGCTTGCACTTCAAGCTTCAAATCATCAAGGTTCATTATTACTCCATTATGTTATAGGCACTATCTCATATAATTTATATCGAAAATCAATTGTAGCTGTAAGATATTCTACATCTGTTACATTTTGACTATAATCTAGTCCACTTAAAGCTACAGGAAGTACATCTGCAAAACGTACTTCTAAAATAGGATTATTTTTATTTGAAAGTATTGTAAGAGTTGCATCTGTATAGAATGCTTTATCAGCTGTTGAAGTACCTACTGTGCCGATCTCAGAGCCAATTCCACCTGTCCCAGCTTGTGGAGTATTAGAACCACTATTTCTAAAATCTATAAACTGTTGTTTACTTTTAGGAAACCCAATACCAACCATCCAATCATGGATTGTTCTATAATTTTGTAGTTCTTCATCTACAATAAATGATATTGTTAAATTATCAAAAGTAAGGTTATCACCTAATATTGGTATACTTTTATACGGTGTGGGTATAACTAGTTCACCTAAAGATATTGCTGGAATATTTGCAGCAGTAGTAAAAAACTCAACCTTTGGAAGTTGATGTATCATAAACCTAAATTGTGTAGGACTAGAATAATCCAAAACTGTTGGTTGTCTATTAATTGGTGAAGTTTCTGTTGTCATACTACTATTTATAACAAAAAAAAGAGGGGAATAAATCCCCTCTCTAGTTTTTTAGTTGTTAGTTGGTTATCCCAACTTTTATTATTACATAAGGTTAGAAACTTTAACTTTTCTGTAATACTTGTTGGTAGCAGAACTGATGGAGATTGCTCCGTCATTCGCAGCTGCAACTGTTCCTGTGTGGAATGGGTTTGCTGCAATACCATATCGAGTTTTAAAACCGATTTTTGGTTGAAATGTATTTTCACCAACCGCACGAACCATTTGTAATGGAACATATGGGCAGTAGAACATACCAGCATCGTAAGGTGAAGTACCTTTATATCCAACAACGTAGTACTGAGAAGCAGATACGTTGGCTGAATATGGGTCAACATACACTTTGTAACGACCATTCATAATACCAGCGAATGTAGTTGAAGTATCATCAACATTCAAGTTATTATTAAGAGCAGGAGTGTAATCAAGAACACCAGCCATTTGCAATGCGGAAGCAACGTCTGCAGAACAAAGGATCATGTTACCTTTTCCTCTACGAGTTTGTTGACCGATAGCATTTGCATCTCTTTCGATTGCAAACATTAGACCTTTAAATTTCTCAACTGACCAACGACCATTTGAGTCTGTGTCAAGATCAAAAATACCAGCAGTTGTAGTATTTGATGCAGCACCTTTAACAGCTGAAACGTAGATGTTACGAACAACTTCACGGTTAATTTCTGCAAGAATTTCAGTTGACAAGATGTTTGCCAATTCTGTTTCTGCGTCCAAACCATGAATAGCTTTAAGGTCTTGAGCAAGTTCCATTGTGTACTCAGCTTTAAGAGCCCGAGTAACAGCAGTAACTGTATGCTTTTCGATTGAGAAAGCCATTTCAGCGAATGCATTAGTTGTAGTATCACCTAATGCTTCACCTTGGAGTGAAGTCATACCAGTTGCAGTTGTATATGTTCCTGCAGGACTATCGTTAAGAACTGATGGGTTAGTTCCATCAATATCTCCACCACCTGTATCTGAACCAGCGTCTTGGTTAGACAACATTGATGGTTCATCAGCAAGAGCTTCTGCACCGTCTTGTGATAACGCACGAGCACGCATCGCAAAGATAAGACCAGTTGGGCCTGTCATTGGTTGCACACCACAAATGTCATATGCAATTAGATTTGGCATGGATCGTCTGACTAGTGAGATAAGAATAGGATCCCAGCTATCTAGAGAGGCATTACCACCAAATGATGAACTGGTAGGTGCTGCTTCGCCCATAAATTGTCTGTCTTCTTTGATAGACTTTTCTTGATTTTCAAGAATGATTGTAGTGACTGCCCGCTTGTAACTATCCTTGATCTCTGGAAGATCAGGATGTGCAAGGACTGGCTGCCACTTTTCTTGTAGATGTTCTGTCTGATACATTTGGTATCTCCTTTTATTTTCTACTATTTATAAATTTAGTTATTTTGCACTATTGACAGTTCGCCCAATAGCAGTCATATAAGCCTGCATTGAACCAGAGGTATCAACGTCCTGTGCGATGCCAGTGTCTACATCATCAATAGTTTCAGTCACTAGTGGTGCATTCTTAGGAAAATAACTTTCCTTCAAAGTTCCCAATTTCTCACGATAAGATTCTTCATTAGAATAATCCACATCTTCGATTAGTGATTTGAACTTCTCAATTTCTGTATCGGCCAAATCTGTAGTAAATTCAGATACGACCTGTTCCTTCACTAGACTTGCATTGGATTTCTTCATTTGAACACTTTGTTCAATTGCTTCATTCAATTTAGCTTCTAGCTCTGAAATCTTGTCTGATTGTGCTTCAAGCACATCATATTTTTCATCTGGAACATCAACATAATGATCTTCAAAGAGCTGTTTTAGACCAGAAATGAAATCTTCTGCAATTTCACCTTTAAGTCCTCGCTCAATGGCAAGTTCATTTTCCTTCATCCATTCTTCAACAACGTAGTTTAAATATGTATCAACCTTTTCAGTTAATTCACCCTTAGTTGTGTTTATATTTTCTTCCAGTTCAGTTTTGTAGTCCTCTTCCATACGTTCTACTTCTGAACGTACTTTAGATTTTACGGCAGCTTCAAATACAGTTGCTGCTTTACGCTTAAATTCTTCAGAAAGGTCACCCTCTCCTGTCATTAATGCTTCAACGTGTTCAGTAACATCAATAGTTTTTAGACGATTTTCAACAGCTTCAGACTTAGCTTTGGATTCTTCATCCATATCTTTGTCGGCCATTTCAGTCGCTTTTTGCATACCATTGTACATTGCTTGAAGGTCAGTCTTTTTCTTACCCTTCATCATTTCGTACATAGCATTGACCATCATTTCTTTCGTCATTTTGGCCATTTCCATTTTTTCCATTTCGGATAAGTCATCACCATCGTGATCGACTTGATCTCCAGCTGCAAGTGATTTTGCAACTTTTGCCATTCCGTCATTGGGTGTATCCATACTATCTGCTTTACCAGCAGATTTCTGTGCTACATCTCCACTAACTTGTTTTGCTTTAGCAACAATTTTCTTAGCGGCAGAGTCTTTTTGGTCTGGTGAAACTACAGCGGCTCCTGTATCTTCATACTCGGCTTTTGAGGTATCAATCTTGTCTGCGGGCGCAGCAGATTTCATAGGAGCATCTTGTCCATTGGCTTCTTCAAGTTCACCAAGCACTTCAGCTTCTAATTCCTCAATGGTTTTATCTAGTTCATTCGCCATGGGGATATTCTCCTTGTTTGTTAAATATTATTTATAAAATCACAGTTTTTGAAGAAACTTCGCAAACTCTAAACTATTAGCTTTTGAGTTCTTTTTCCGACTGTTATTTTCTATATTCTCTTTTATCTCTGCAACATCGGCTTCTTGCATTAAACCGTTGTTCCAAATCCACTCCTTACCCTCCATAATGCCTTCTACGAAAGCGTTTGGAGCAGATGGGTCGGCAACTATATCAGCTGCTGTCGCCAAATAAAAATCATTTCTCACATAGTTTGCACCATTCTTCTGGTCTAAACTTCCCATGCCTCTAGATGAAACCCCGAGCTTTGCTCCTTCGTCCATTAGATTCTTTACAATTTCTCCCATTGGAGTACCAAGTATTTTGGCCTCTCCAACAAAATTCTTACCATCTGGATATAAACCAGTAATCATATGAGATGCTCTCTCAAGGTTTACTGTTGGGCCATCAGGGTGACCAAGTTCTCCAAATGCACGTTTCTCGTTGATATATTCTTTATTATATCTTCTTACCTCTTTATTTAGTACTTCCATAGGATAGATTCGACCATTACGATTTTTAACATCAGCCTGCATGAAGATACCTTTGATCTTATAAGTTTTACTACCATCTTCTTTGGCTTCAATTAAGAAATCTGTATCCTGTTCGATATGTTCAGATATTAATTTTAATGTGTACATTATCTTATCCTTTATGCAGTATATGCTTCATCTTTTCTAAGTTCAAGAATTACAAATCCAGAAGTTCCTCTGGTTTGTCCAGTTATATCAGAGGATGTTACAGTTGTGTTTGTTGCAGCAGCTTTTATTGCACCAGCAGAACCATCATAGTGTCCTGTGCCTGCAAGATGTAATGCAACAATATCAGATGACGCACCTTTAAATTCTATAATGCAATCTCCAGTATTTCCAGCAGCAGTACCTTGTGTAAAAGACCACCATGCTCTTAGTAAATCTAACTTAGCGCCATTCGCAAATCCATCTAATCCATCTCCGTCTAGAATAAGATTAGTTGCAGTATCATTATCAAAGACTGCTTTAATTGTTACCATACCACCTTGTTTTCCAGCAGTAACTACTGTATCTCTCAATGTTGTCGTTACAAATGCCATTATTTAACTCCTTAAAATGCTAACATTTCTTTTTCAAAATATCCCATAAGTTGCTTTTCTGGCACCTTATATTTTTTAGATATCTCTTTTATTGTCTTTTCAAAAGTATTTAGGAAATCTGAAGGTTTAGCATCCATTTTCATAAAAATATCGTCTACCGCCTCCTTCATCTTCGGAGAAAGTTTTTTATACTCTTTCGTTTTTTTATGCTCGTCCTTTTCAGGCATATTAATCTGATGAAATTTCTTCATTATCCTCTACTTCTGGTATATGGTTTTTTACAAAAGTTCCTGCCACTTCTTTTCTTTTTCCCTCTAAAGCATCAGCAACTCTACTAGTCATTTCATCTTTAAAGGCTGTTTCTGCACCTAAGTTATCGCCAGTGCTTAACGAGTTTACAAAATTTTCTGCACTCATTTTTTATCTCCATTATCTTCTGGTGGTTCTTCACCATCATATTTTGATACGTCATCTGCAGGTATTGGTTCGCCATCCATTGATGGGTAACGTGTAATACCGTCAGTGTTTTGTGGAATATCAACTCCACCATCTTCTGGATCAAGTCCAGCTTCTTTATTTATCTGATCTTGCATATCTTCTATTTCGTGATCAGTAAGATTTAGTACGTTTTTCTGTACCCATTGTTTACTGAAGAATGTACCAATATAGGATTCAATACTTCCTAATGCATTAATTCTATCTTCAAGTAATTCAGCTTTCTTCAGTTCAGCAAAGTGACCATCTTGCAGAAAGTCATACTGAATATGCTGCCCCATTTTTTTCCAATCTTCTAAAGTAATCACACCTTTAAGAATAAGTTGTGATTTTAGAATATCAGTAAATAGAGGAGTAAATTTCTTACGCAGTCTTTGTACAAACTTTGTGAATTTTAATTCATCTCTTGTAATTTCTGTAGAACGACCAAGACTAAATCCTGCTTCAGCTTCCATACGAGACATAGGTACATTTAATGACCTAAACAATTTTTGTTTGAAATATGTAATATCGTCAATCTCACCAAGATTAGAACCGCCAGGCAAAGTAGTAATCTCCGTTCCTCTACCACCTTCACGGCGAGGTAACCAGAAATCCTCTAACATAGACATATGATTTCTATCATCTCTGATTTCTCCAGTAGATGCATCATATACTAATTTGTTACGATAACGATTCATAACATCTTTTAGATATTGTTCTGCTTTAATTTTAGGTAAGTTACCAACATCAATATAAAAGATACGTCTTTCTGGAGCTCTTGATATACGATAGATAACAAGTGCGTCCTCAATCATTCTTAGTTGATTTACTGGTTTAATTGCTTTATGAAGATAAGAAAGAACATGACCCTTATTTGCATCTACAAGTCCACTTGGAACATAAGTGATACTATCTGGAGAAATCTTAATACCTTCTGAAGAACCTGATCTTAGTCCTTTAGGGCTGTACATATAATATTCTTGTACACCTTTAATCATATCTATACTAGAGTTAGATTTTAATACTTTCTTAACTTCTTTTACTTTACGAATTTTAACTGGTTCGATATACCTAAGTTCTTGAATACCCCTTTTAGGATTTTTTGTATCAATAACTTTATGATAATAAAGTCTTCCATCAACATACCAACGTCTGAATATGTCGTGTCCTTTAGTATCAAAATCTAGAAGTTCTAAGACCGAATCAAATTCTTCTCTAATTCGGTCTTTGATTTTTTTAGGATATGCTAGTCTATCTAGTTCAATTGCAACGGCTTGGTCTTTTTCATTGGCAACAATACCTTCATTAATAATATCTTCAATCGCACTGTCACACTCTGGTTGTTGAGCAATGTCACGATATCTACGAATTAAGTCAGACTCAGTTCGTTGTCTACCATCTGTATCTAAAGTTTGTGCATAAAAGCCTCCACCAGCAGTCTCAATAGAGCCATCTTCTGAATTAGGTTCAGTAAATTGCTCTTGAGAACCACTGTCTTTGACTCTTTCAAATTTGAAACCAAATAATTCCGCCATAATATCTCCTACTATTGTCTTCTATTTAGTAGGTTTAAATTAGAAGTTTACGCCAGAAGCTTCAAAATGCTGATACTTCCAAGTTACTTCAAATGTTTCAATCTCTGTGGCTTCAGCTGAAGATAGTGCAATTTCACCAATAGATAGTGGAAAACAATTTCTTAAAATATAAGATTTTAAAACCGTATCATCACGATCTAACTGTTCTACAGTTAAATCAGTTTGATAATCAGCTGGAGAAGTTACTCCAGTGTTGGTTGCAAAACCATTAATACCATTGTTCCAAAGTTCCATTGCATTTCTAATCATAAAGTCTGTATCATTATAGAAAGTTGTTGTCCAATCTGGGAATGCAGGACGATCACCAGCTATATTAATAATTCTTCCTCTAAATGGTACTTCAAAAGTTCCAAGTGTTGCGCCAGGCAATGCTGCAGCAGTACATAGAAAAGAAGTTCTACTTACATCAAGTCCTATTGCAATTCCAGAGGGTGGAGTAATTGTTACTCTGTACTGGTTAGCTCTTGCTCCACCACCGATTAAGTTTGCTTTAAAGTCATCTATATTAGCCATGATTAACCTCCTATCTCACTAAACGCCACACCAGTTCGTGTGGCTATGAAGTTTAGAGTAATGAAGTTAATAGACCTTGCAGGTTTAACAAAGATGTCAGCTACAAACTCATTTCGGTCAATAACTTCACCTGTATTGTTAGTACCGTTAGCGACAACACTAAAGTCTGAAATACCTCTTCTACCTTGAACATCTCTCAAGAAAGGTTCTACTAAATTTCTAAACTGTGCTCTTGTAAATTCATCGTTAAATTCAAAGAGTTGAAACTTAGCTGCGGTTGCAATTGCTTTTTCAAGAACCAAGAATAATCGTCTGACGTTAATTCTATCAAATGCACTTGGTTTTGTTAGAGCAGTCTTATCACCAAATAGTGTTACGCCTTGGCCTGGAAAGTTTACAACTGGATTAACTCTTGCACGATAGAGAATATCTCTTTCTGCATTTGTTGGATTGAGTGAGAGTTTGATTGCGTTTCTTACTCTACCTCTATTGTATCCAGCAGGAGAGAACCATGCATCTCTTACGTTATCAGTGAATGCACAAAGACCAGCAGTATCACCATTTAATGGTACAAATCTAAATACATCATTGTACTTATCAAACATATACTTGTATGAACTATCAAACACCATGTATGAAGAAGATGGTAGTCCATCAAATCCAATTTTTACATTTTGTGTTGCTGTAGATGAGAGTGAAACACCAACTGTTGCAGCACGATATGGAGAAAGAAATCCTACACAATCCCTACGAGTTTCGCAAAGAGCTGTAATCATTGTTCCATGTGTATCCATTGTTGAAGCTGTATCACCAACTCCACCACCACGACCACCCAATACTAGGTTAATGTCAAGTGATTCTGTGTCAGCAAAATTATCGTATGCAAGTTCCATTTCACCAGCAGTTAGAGCATAATCGTCTGTTCCACCTGTGAGTGAGTCAATTGTAATTGGAATTACACTTGTATATGCAGATGTAGTATCTGTTCCCCAATTTGTACCAGCAGAGATATGATCTGTCCAGTAGATAAATGTTGACTGTGTAAAAATTACATCTGGGTAGTAGTTACTTCCACCTTGTGCAGTTTTTGCATTAGGGTTCTTTGACATATTTCCAAATATTTCAATTACTCCAGCAGTTCTTCCACCAGCAGCAGTTGATATCTTTCCAGTAATATCACCAGTTGTATCATAAACTACAACGTGAAGTTCGTCACCAGAACCACGACCATTATCAGTTGACCATTGTGTAGTGCCTGGCGCACCATCAAATAAATCATAAAACTTCCAACGTCTTTTAATGTATGAATTGTCTGGAACAATATTTTGTAGTCCAGCACCATTTGGATCATCCTTTAGACGAATTGTTAATTCATTATCTGAACCAGCTGCAATTGAAACAACTTCATATTCGTTATATTCATCAACTGGTACTAAATGACTTGAGTCAGAAAAGAATGAAATTAAGTCACCAACATTGAATGCAGTTCCTGATCCATCCACATCGTCAACTTCAATCACTGTTGCACCAACAGCATCTTCAGTTACAGTTAGGATAGATAAATTTTGTTCGTATGCAGTTGCACTACCACAAATTTCAACACCAATTGAGTTACCATGTGTTCCTGCAGTTCTTGCAGCCCACTCACCATGAGAACCTTCACCAGCAGCAAAACTTGCTTGGTAATGGTCATCATCACGAATAAGGATACCAGAGTTAGCACCAGCATTTAAAATACCAGATGCAGCCCGAACCACTTTAAGTGAATCTGAATACTGTAAAAAGTTAGCAGCGGTAAAGAAAGTTTCAAACTGATTGCTTGAAGATTGTGGTTTACCAAATATTTTTAATAATTCTTCTTCTGATGTAATATTTACAACAGAGGAAACAGGGCCTTTTGCAAAGGCCCCAGCGATAGCACCAATTGAGGTGGATACCGCAGGTACGACATTCGTTAAATCAATTTCATTAACTTGAACGCCAGGAGAGACTAGAAAAGCCATGATTTTTTACTCCTTCTAAAATCTTGTTTAGATTATCTTATTTCTTACCAAGTATTTATAAAAATTAAGTTTCTAAAAACCCACTTTTATATGTCGCAAAACTTATAAATAATACCATGACAAATGAACATTATAACAAATACAAAGAAACAATCAAAAAAGTAGCTCGTAGAAACTACCGTAAACGAGTTGCTTGGTTAAATAATCACTTAGGGAATGAATTTTGTATACATTGTGGTGAAAGTGAAACCATATGTCTTAAATTATATCCCCATGATGTTGAAATTCGTAAACAAGCAAAACGAGTTGGAACAAATGATGATAGTAGAAAAGAAATACACAAATTAATGAACGAGAGTAAAGTGGTCTGTACTAATTGTTGGATAAAACTCGACAACGATCTAATTGAATTTCTTTAATTAACTCTGTTCTTTCTTTATCTGTATATATTACCCAATCTCTAATTTGTCTATCTGTTCTAAAACATCCTATGCAAACTTTATTTATAATCTTACAAACTTTTATACATGGAGTTTCTATGTCACTCCAATCTATTCTTCTTTTACGTCCTCGCCTTACCAATTTGTGTAACCGTCATGTCTGACAATAGGACTCCATCTTGTACCATATTCATCAACAGCTTCACCAATATTTTCATCTTCTAAACCATTAACCACAAATCCAAATGGCGCCATGTCTTGTTCTAGTTGATCTTGATTTTCTCTATACATCTGCTCTCTGATATCATTGTTTGTAAGTTCTTTAAAATATGTTTGATCTGTACACCAAGAAAAAATAAACAAACAAGCAACCATATCGTCATTACAACCATCATCTGCTTCAAATGAAGAACCTTTAACAATAAAGGTTGACAATTCATTAATTGTATCAAAATCTTCTATAATTAGTTTATTGTCTTCGACTAATTGTTTTAGATTAGAACAACCCATCTTCTTAACAGCTTTAGTTGTTCTTACACCCAACTGAGCTCTACCACCAGAAAATCCACCACCTAATATTTGACCAGCTCTACCACGCATAGAAGCCATAATTAAATTATCATACTCCATATCATATTGCATTGCATTTGCAACTTGTTCCCCAATATCATTTACTTCTATAAGAACAAATGCCTGATTATATGCTCGTGCTACTTGATATATCTTTTGTGGAAAAATAAGTGGTTTAATTTCGTTATCTCTGTACTTTGCAACCATGCGATATGGAACTTGAGAAACATCAAACACAATGTATGCTGAGTAGTCATTAGACGTGCCTCTGGAGACATCAACTGTCATAAGGTATGTATTGCCCTCCTTTGGTTGTTCATAAACATCAAGTCCAGCATTTGATTGTAATGGTGTTCTATATGTTAATACTCTAAGTTTAGATGGAGAAATGAGTGTATCAATAGAACCAAGAAACTCACACTCAAATTCTGTATTAAACTGTTGTTCGCTTGTGTTCGCAATAGTTTCTTTTTTCCACTTTTCATCACGGCCAGGAACTTCACTCCAATGAACCTCAATGGGTATGTAACTATTTCTTTGTTCTTCTGCTTCTGTCCAAATCTTATAAAACATATTCATACCATGTGGTGTAGAAACAATCATAACCTTTGTAGATTTACCAGAACTTATTGTAGGATAAACTGAACTAAAGAATTGTTCTGCAACATTACTTGGAACGTAGGCGAACTCATCCAAAAATATAATATTGTATGAACCACCACGAACAGCAGATGCAGATGTAGAAGATGCAAGTATTTTAGAACCATTCTCTAATTCCAATGATCCTTTGTTCCATGACATTACTCCCTGTTGCAACCACTTAGGTAAATGTTCATATGCGAGTTGCAATCTTCCTAGTAAATCTCTAGCAGTCGCAGCTTTGTTAGCAAGTATTGCTATATTAACACTTGGGTTAAATAATGCATAATGTAACAAATATGAAATCATAGTTGTAGACTTACCAGATTGTCTTGGTAATTTGCAAATAGTAAAACGATTGTTGTGAAATGTGCCTACCATTTCTTTTTGAAAGGAGTACATTTTAAATGGAACTAAACCTTCATCTAAAGAAACAATCTTTACATAGTTTTGAATAAAATGTAATGGGTCTTCCATACACCTTGAATATTCTAAAAGTTCATCTCTAGTCCATTCTTGTTGTACGTTAGCCTTTTTAAGATTTGGATTACCTAGATAGGTAGCCTCAGCCATCAGATTTACCTTTTAACATTTTTTGTAGTTCTGCAGTAGAACCTACAAATAAAGCATTAGTTACATTCTTTGGTGCATTACTTGGAACTTCTTTGAGTCTTTTCATTTTTTCCTGTAATTCAACTAGTTTGTCTGTAACATCTGCAACCTGTTTAATACCATTAAGTGCAA